TTAAATATTTCAGTCCAGTTCTGATTTGCAAAAGTTACACCGTCCAGAAAGCCTTCTTTCCATGGAAGTAATTCATCTTTTATGAGCCAATGATTAAACCAATTATTCATAAAAGTACGCAAACTTCTATGATTATTCATCCTGTCCTCATAATAGCATTTTTCGCAGCCATGGACCTTTTCGCCGTTCAACATTTTACTACGGATTTCATCCATAGTACTAGAATAAAATACTTCATCTACTGTACTATCATTTAAATTTCCTACTGGAATTGATTTCCTACAGCATAAATGCACATCTTTATTTGGTTTAACGTGCATATGAGTCCACGGCAATATGCAAAAAGTATCACTTGGCATACTTAACTTTTGCGTGATAATGCCATGAATTCAGCTCTAACCGTAGCATCTTTACGGAACATACCTCCTAATTTACTAGTAACTGTACTTGAACCAACATCTTCTACACCACGTGATTTAACACAAAAATGTTGCGCATCAACAACAACTGCGATGTTATCAGTTTCTAAGATATATTCTAAAGCGTGCCATACTTGTTCTGTTAGTCTTTCTTGTATTTGTGGACGTTTTGAAAAGTATTCTACGATGCGATTCATTTTAGATAATCCCAGCACCTTGCGATCCGGGATGTACCCTACTGTAGCAAACCCATCAATGACAACTAAATGATGTTCACAGTTTGATTGTACGTTAATACATCTTTCCACAACCATTTCATCGTATTGCATTTTATTTGAAACAGCTGTACATTTAGGAAATGCTTCGTAGTCTAACCCCCAAAATATTTCATTCACGTACATCTTTGCCACTCTTTTAGGTGTATCGATTAAACTATCGTCTGTTAAATCTAGCCCCAGTGTAGTCATAATAGATTTAAAATTGTCTTCCAAGATATCTATTTTTTCGGTTCGTGAAAACCCCATATCTTTAGTTGGTGTTTCTACTCCGCGTGATACTAAGTGATTATGTACTTCTAGCCCCAGAGACGGGTTCGTCTTTGTCTTGTTGTATGACATTTGTTCTCCTTCCTTACATGGATAATATTATTATTAGATTGTATTGTTACCTTTGTGTAACATAGTTATTTATAGTTAAAGTTATTATGTGATACTTAATAGGCTTATATCAGGATATGAATGGTTGTAATCATGGCTGATATCATTATCATTTAGTTTATTCATCCCCTCAATACACTCCTCTGGCCTCATCATATAATGATATCCTACTTGGAATAATTTCTGATCTTGCCATGGATAGACATTTAAGTCTCTCCCGTCATAACTTGCTCGCTTGAGCCACTCATATGCATTCTTGTCATCTAGAAGAATAGCACCACCACGCCCGATTTCCAATGGCTTTGTTCTGCCGAAACTGATGCATTGCATCTGTTCTAACTGATACATATTAGTGGATAACATTCTAGCGCTGTCCCATACATTAGTGCCTTTAAAATTATATTCTCCATACCATTCCATGTCTGTAGATTCATACTCAATATCTAACTTATGAAATATCATGGGGATACTCAAATATGTTCTTTTTGGAATAGTTACAGTTTCTTCAAAGTTATGCGCAATCTGTTTATAACGAAAACATAACTCAATTGCATGTGTGCAACAATCAGTAGTTACTACATATGGAGCATTTGTAAATTTTGCTAGTTTATGCTCAAAGTCTACTATTGCGTCAAAGGGGTTTTTATAATCACTAGTTGTCAGCATTAGTTTTCTCTTTTATGACGAAATCATCTTTATAGGCGTCCCAGCTTGTAAAGGAATCATAATTCGTCAAATCATGTACTAGATGACACCAGACACCATGATTAGAGTAATTAAAATCCACATCATCTATTTTAATTACAGCGTTATATCCTAAGTCTCGAATATAAGGGAGTTTTACAGATATCATAGGGATGAATCTGCTCCAAGAACATACATCAGTTTCATGAATAAAATTCACAAGTGATATATCAAGTTCTAATGTGCACCAATAATCCAAAGTTAGAAAATGTTGAATAGCAGGCAACTATTCTTCAAAGTCTTCATAGGTGCTAACTTTGAAACTATGCGCCGCACCGAAAACTATATGGGTTATATCAAAATCATCTGAATACTGTGTCAATCTTCTGGTGATTTCTTCGATATCAGGTTCACCTATTACGTAAAGAGTTATATGTTCTTTTGTTATAGTGCTTTCTTTATACACACCTACATAGAATTGAACATCAGTTGATGATAATTGATTTTTAAAGTCTCTATCCAATTTATTTGCTCTGCGCAGGCAAAATGTAATTGTATGTTGCCAGTCCGCTATCCACAGTAATTTTAACAACACCGCCATTACTAATTTTCATCGTTTTATCTCCACTCAAGTTTAGGATGCCTAGCACCTGCTTTATAGGGTAATTCCAATTACCACTAATAGTACCATCTACGTCAGAATGGAATACAAAGTTACCTGCATGTGTACTATGATCGCCTATATAAAAAACTAAGTTACTATCCTCTGTTTTAACCTGGAAAAGCGTTTCATCTGGATTAGCCTGTGCCTGCATACCTAATCGTTGAATGTTGAGTGCACTAGGAGTGAAATCAACGTCCCATACCGCGCCATTGAAATTGATATTCTTTAAACGTTCATTAACTACTTCACTGACCATAAATCGATAATCATTGTGAAAATCATTATTTTTATTTTGGAAATGCAATCCAACAGGTACATCAGTTTCTTCTTTTCTATCTTGGCGCTTAACGGTGATATCAGCGTCTTTGTATTCAGGGATACCTAAGATCGTTTTAAGATTGCTTAAATTAGGCAATCCGAACGTCCCCTTGAAGTCATCTATAGGTGATGCAAATTGTGCTTGCATTACTATACTTTGGTCTATTGCCACGCCGTCTATTTTTGTTTTTTTGGATTCCCCTGTAATTTTAAGTAAATCAATGCAGCCTAAATCGTGGGTGTGACTAACTAAATCTAAAAGATGGTCTTTCATTTGTACTCCTTATTTTTTTGAATGAATGTATTATATATGTGTTATATTTGGGCGCGTATGTATAATGGATTGGATTTATCCTTTATTGTTAATTTTAGCTAAGCTTTGTCCACCTCGCAATGTTTTTAGAGTTCCGGGTTTCTTAAGTTCTAGCCAACTCACATTAGTGGTTTCTTCGTCGAATGCAGTTGTAATTTCAAATCCTATTAATGCAACCATGCCTTTTAATAATGCTCCGGGAGTATAAGAGTATAGCGACTTCTCGAAGTTCTTAACAGCTAAAGGGTTATCACAATTGTTATAGGTGAATACAAAAATACCCCCCGGTTTTAATAGAGAATAAATTTCAGTTAAGTAGCGCTTAATAATCTCTAGTGGCTTATGGTTTAAAAAGTTCATGGCAACTACTAAGCCTAACTGCGTTTCTGCTAATGATTTAAAAATTACATCATGATCCTCATTGATTAATCCATATCTGACTCTAGATTGATATTGTTTATTCCATAACTTTTTAACAGGAGATAATAATTTTTCAGTTTCATCTACTATATAAAGTGGATCAGATGCAGTCATCTCATTGACGTACTTACCGTGTTCAGGCCTAATAAATAGTCCAGGATGGTGCCATGAACTATGCGATTTGATACAATTAATAAATACATCATTGATCTCGTCTCTGTAAATTAACGCGTGGAATAATGAACGATCTAATATATATTCAGATCTATCTTGCGTACGAGAATTCTCATACATTTTATAACTCTCTGACATATATGAAGACTCCGCTTGTCGCAAATACTTAGTTATATTTTTGCGATACTCGCTTAAAATTTCATCAAATGATTGCATGTCATCTAATATCTTCTGGTACTGTTGTTCTAATACATTTATGTTCTCGTCATCGAATTGCGATTTTTTTATTGTATTCACTACAACTGATAACTCAGCAGCTAATGATGAAGTCATCTCAGAGGTATCTATTTTATCTACGATATCCTTGTATCTAACAAAGAAGCTTAATGGTTCTTTTATCATGTGAAACTAAATAATTGTTGAAATGTACTATTAATGTTTGTTCTATTTACCAGATCCCATTTCAGCGCACCTAATAAATTCTCAATTTTCTTATCAACTATAGTTGATTCCATTAACCTATCATCGAATGGCAATTCTTTATACCACTCTGGTATATTATGTTCATCAGTTGGAATACCGATACTTGTGATGCCTAGTGGATTATTCTTTAGTTTACAAACAACTGTTTTCATCCCATCGATAATCTTCATACTGTAATTATCACTGTGCATGAGTCTTAAATTGTTCCAATTCACTGCAGCTCTTACGTGGCCTGGGATCATTGGCACTTTATTGCCCTTTCTTTTCTCCTCAATTTCATTTTTCATTATAGCTGCGTATTTAGATAAATTATTTACGCGCTTAGGGGAACCTTTTTTCCAAGAAGACATATCGCGAAACTCTTTCTTAAATGTAATAATCATTTCTATTATCTCATCTTGACTTTTATCTAATAATGTTGCTTCGAGAATTTCCTTTAAGAAATCCTGTACAATTACTGGAGTATCACTTCGTTTCAGATCCAGTCCCATGGCCTTAACCTTGCCAGCGTTATCATCAGTATCGTAACGTGTACCTTCATTATCATACACCATAATTGCATATCGTTTTTTCTTAATGAACAAACCACTGATTCCAGTGATTTCGCGCCCACATTTAATAATCTCGCCTTTGGCCGTAGGCACATTATGAGATGTTTCCATGTAAGTGGGGAAACTATTGTTAATTTGCTCTGCAATATTCTCATATAACGCAGTAGCAATATCTTTATTCCATTCAGCTCCGTTTTTAACCGCTTCTTCCATAACAGGCCAAGCACTAAAATAAGCCGAGTCCGTATCACCATATATAATACATTTGCCTATATGATCATACTCTCCTGTCAAGCACTCATTGATGTATGCATCCATATGTTTCGCAATCGCTCTGCCAGTCAAGGTTGTTGACTGTCCAATGCGCTTATCAAAGAATCTACAATGCTGGTTGAGAATTGCACCGTACAGAGAGTTAAGACCGATCTTCTTCACTAACTGCCTTTTATCCCAAAACGCAATATCTTCTGGTGTTTCTGCGTTTCGTTTTTTTGCCTGCATCTCTTTGCGTTCAGCAGACCAGCGTTCTAATAATCCTGGAATTACTCCTTCGCGTTCAAGAGAAAATATTGTGCCATTAGCACTCAGCGTCCAATTACTACCACTAGCGAATATCACTTGATGCAGTTCATAGGCAGTATGAGTTGTTGAATCCCCATTAGTCCAATCTACGGTAATCATTACTCCTGGCTTTTGCTCCATTACTGCAGTATATTCCAGTGTACCGAATAACCCTTCCCATGCACCTGCAAATGAACTACCTTTATACATTTTGCCGTTATCTCTACGTTGATCAATCATTTTACTTTTAATCATTTTGTCAGTTTCATCTGGGCGAAACTGACCGATGATAGTTTCAGGCGCCATATTTAATGCTCTGATAACAGAAGGATATAGGCTATTAATATCAACAGAGCCAATCCATTTATGAATTCCTTTTTTTGGATGAGCTACGTAAGCTCCAGCTGCTTGTACATTTTCGTTATTATTCCTCACTTTGTCAGGCACTACGAAACCGCGCTCATGCGCTTCATTAATAATTGCTTGCTCAGTCACTGCTACTGCTCCCATAGTAGGAGGCAACAGTACTGTATTAGCGTGAGCTACTTCATTTGCAAGTTCTAAAAACTTAAGTTTCTCGTCTAGTTTGGCGAGCAGTAATGTGTCCTGGCGTGAATAGTCAATGAATTTTTTGAAATCATGGTTATATAAGTGATCTAAAGTGCCTTCATATGCAACTTTCTTATCACCTAATTCATACTCGGCTATTGCATCTAATGCATATGAATGCATTTCTTGATACGTATATTTTATATATAGTTGCATATAATCTAAATGCACCCTTCCGATAGTTATGAATGATTCTTGTTCTGCGCCGTACCGCTCGAATTTCTTTTTCTTAGGCAATAGATCCCATAGACAAAACCTGCGAGTATCGTTTTTGCTTAATACACGTGTTATTCGATTAACTAAGTAGGGTATATCAAACCCTTCACTATTCCATCCACTTAATATATCAGCGTCATCTATTAAATCTAAAAAGGCAGATAACATATCTGCTTCCTTTTCGAACATTATAGTATTATCAAATTCATCTGCTATTTTATTAGCAGATTCCATTGACATGGCTTTAGGTGGTATAGCAAGGCATATAAGTTGTTTGGACCAATCTAGATAAATCGATATCGCAGTGACTTTATTAAATGGGTCACTAGGAGGACTAAATCCTTTCTCAGGGTGAAAATCTGTTTCAATATCAAAAAACGCTGTATGTAGTTTGGGCGAATTAATATTTTTATAATTTTCTTCTAGGCATTTATTAATAACATTAATGTCACTTTCGTACGTAGGAGTATTTTTATACAGTGCAACTTCGCGCCGAAATTCACCTTTATTTCTAGTTTTAATTCTACTGACTGGTGTACCGTAAATGCTAATATATTTGCCAACTGGATCATCATAGTAGAATTCGTGCTTCGGCGCATATTCTACTATGATGCGCTTACCATTAACACGTTCTACTACGTGAATTCTATCTCGATCCCTGTCATATGTAGCATCGACATATGACATTAATCAGTTCTGCCTACTGTTTCTAGAATTGTTTCTAATAAATCATAATCATCTGATGCCTGCTGGAAGTTTACTTTGTATGCAACACGTACAGCCTTTTTTAGTACTGCTGGTTTGATTTCAAACTCTTCAGCAATGGCTTTAATTGTATCTGCTAAACCTTCATTAAGCACTTCTACTTCTGACATTACGCTAATGCCTTCTTTAAATAGCATCTCTAGTTTTTTCTTTTGATCTGGATTAAATGTTAATGACATTGCTAGTCTCCTTGGTT